GATTTGGCGACTACATCAGATATTGTTACTGATGCTTTAACTGCCTTTGGTCTTGAAGCAAAAGATTCGTCTCACTTTGCAGATATACTTGCAACGGCTTCTGCTAATTCTAACACTAATGTATCCATGATGGGAGAAACTTTTAAGTATGTAGCTCCTATAGCTGGAACTTTAGGTTACTCAGCAGAGGATACAGCAGTAGCTATTGGTTTGATGGCCAATAATGGAATTAAAGGGGCTAAAGCTGGTACTTCCTTAAGAATGGGACTTACAAGGTTGACAGCACCAACTAAGCAAGTAAATAAAGGCTTGGATATGTTGGGATTGTCAATTGAGGATGTACAGGGTAAGTCACTAGATGAGACATTAAGGATATTTAGAGAGTCATTTAAAAAATTAGATAAAACCCAACAATCCCAAGCAGCATCTATGATCTTTGGTAAGGATGCTATGTCTGGTATGCTGTCTATCATAAATACAAGTGAAGATGACTACAATAGTTTAAGTGATGCTATCCATAATTCTGATGGAGCAGCTGAAAAAATGGCAGATACCATGACGGATAATTTAGGTGGTCAAATTAAGATATTGAAATCTGCCTTAGAAGACTTAGCTATTTCATTTGGTGATTTACTAATGCCTAAAATTAGGGATACAGTAAGTAAAATCACTGATTTTATAAATAAGTTAAACGAATTACCTGATCCTGTAAAAGAGACAATATTAGACATAGGTGGTATTGTAGCCGCTTTGGGGCCTATATTATTTTTAGTAGGTAAACTATCAGATGTAATAGGTACTGTTGCTGGAGCGATTGCTGTGACAAAGGGTTCTATGGATGGTGCAAGCTCTACTATGATTGGTCTGAGTAAGGTTATAGATTTAGTTAAGGGTGCATTTTCTAACCTCGGAGGATTGTTACTTGCTCATCCAGTTGCTGCGGTAGTAATAGGAGCACTTGCGATAGCTATCCCTCTTATAGTTAAAAATTGGGATGAAATTAAAGAGGTCTTAACTAACGCTTGGGAGTCTATCCATGAGACAGCAAGCAATGTATGGAACTCTATCAAAGATTTCTTTGTAAATATATGGGACGGAGTAAAGGAAGCTTGGTCTGAATTTTGGGATCCTATCGGAGAATGGCTTGGTGAAAAGATTCAAGCTATGGTTGATGCTATACAACCTGTAGTTGATACATTTGTAAATGTATTTAAAGTAGCTTGGATGCTTATAGAAGAGATATTTACGACTACATGGGAAGTTATTAGTGGTTTTTTTAGGGAAAACTGGGAAGCCTTTGTAGAGATAGCAAGGATTATCTTTACTAAGCTGAAAGACTTTTTTGCTAGTATATGGAATAGTATTAAAGATACAGCTATAAGTATATGGAATCCTATTAGTGACTTTTTAAAGAGGATTTGGCAAAGCATTTATGATGCAGCTAAACCTATATTTGATGCTATAAAAAACTTTTTATCTAATGTATGGAACTCTATAAAGACGACTGCTACTAATGTATGGAATAGTATCAAAGATGTATTATCACGTATATGGAATGCTATATATGATGTAGCAAAGCCAATATTTGATAGGATAAAGAATGTTATATCCAATGTTTGGAATGTTATAAGGGATATTAGTGCTAATATATGGAATGGTATAAAATCTACCTTATCTGGTATCTGGCACGGTATTAGTAATATTGCATATAAGGCATGGAATAATATTAAATCTGCTATTACAGGGCCTATGGATGCTGCTAAGAATGCGGTGTCAGCTAAGGCTGATGCTATTGGTAATAGAGTATCTAGTAGTTGGGATTCGGTAAAATCTACTACTTATAATAAATGGAATGGTATTAAAAACGCTATAGTGGGTCCTATTGAGACAGCTAGAGATATAGTTAGAAATGCAATCGACAATATAATCAGTTACTTTGATGTTCATTTACAATTCCCACATATAAAACTCCCACATTTTGGCATGTATGGTGGTTTTTCACTGGATCCTCCAGATGTACCTCACTTCACTGTTGATTGGTATAAAAAAGGTGCTATCTTTACTAAACCTACAATGTTTAATACTCCTTTTGGAATGAAAGGTGTGGGTGAAGCTGGTGCTGAGGCAGTGTTGCCTATTGAGAAGCTTGATAATATAGTTGCTAGTGCAATTTTAAAAGCTGGAGGTAGTGATACTGGAGTAACAGTAACTGGAAATACCTTTAATGTAAGGGAGGAATCGGATATAGATAAGATTGCTAGAGAGTTATATAGGCTTATAGAGAACAAGAAAAGAGGTGTTGGTCTTGGATAATTTATGGAATAACTCGCTTATCTTTGCTGGTAGAGAATTGGGCAAATTAGGAGTGATTGAATATATAGATAGACCTGCACTGCCTCCTATGAAGATAAGTCAGAAAGAGATATTAGGAAGAGATGGAGTTATATATAAGACAAAGAACTTTGAGCCTTTGTATATAACTGTAAAGATTAGACAATTTAATAGAATTACTAATAATATTGATGATATTATCTTTGATCTTATGGAGCTAGTACATACAAAAACACTAGCTCCTTTAAATTACAGAAATAAGAGGACTTGGTATGATGCGGTATTGGTAGATATACAAAACTTTGAGAAGTTTAGAAATCGTATGGCATACCTAGAACTGATATTTATGGCACCTGATCCTATTGCTAGAAGTAAGAATAGATATAAGACTAAGAGTTTTACTAGTAAGCAAATAGATATGGCTACAAGTTTGGAAACTAGGGGTATTTTTGCTTTTACTGGTATGTCCAACAAGATCACTAATACGAGAACTGGTGAATTTATAGAGGTTAATTCTGATGCTGCTAATAAATTCGTTGTAGATTGTGAAAAAGAAGTGGTTACTATTGGATCTAATAGAGCTATGGATAAGCTTAGTCTTTATTCTGATTTCTTCGATATAAGAAGCGGAGATGTTATAAAATCGGATAAATATGTAAGTTTAGAGTACTATGAGAGATATTTATATGACAGATAGGAGGATGATATATGCTTATGCTTTTTGATAGGGATGAGAGTCTTATATCATCCTTAAAATATAATAATATACAAAGAAAAAGAGAAATAAATGGCTCTAATACCTTGGAATTTGAAACTGATAAGGAAGTTGAGTTTGGTCAACGTCTACTTTTTAAGGATAGGCAGGGAATTTGGTATGAATATATCATAATAGACTATTTTAAGACTCATGATGAAAATGGGCTAACCTATGAAGTCTACTGTGAGGATTCTACAAGTGAGCTGTATGGCTTTTTTATAGAGGATATGAAGCCTAGAAATGAAACTGCTAGTAATATATTAGGAAGGATATTAGAAGGTACAAGGTTTGAAGTAGGTTTCGTAGATGATTTTGGCAAAGCTTCTTTTAATATTTATAGAACTAATTGTAAGGCTGCCCTATGGCAAATAATTGATAAATATCAAGCGGAAATCAAAGTAAGGCTGATAGTAGGCAAGCAAGGTATAAAACATAGGTATATAGACTTAAGACAATCAATTGGTAGGGATGTTGGCAAGAGATTCACTTATAAAAAAGATATTGGATCTATTAAAAAGACGACATCTACCAAAGACCTTGTAACTGCCTTATATGGTTTTGGGAAAGGTGAAGAAGTAGTTGGGGATGATGGCCAACCTTCTGGGGGCTATGGTCGTAAGATTGACTTTGCAGAGATAAACGGTGGAAAGAAGTATGTAACGGATGAAGAAGCTAGGAAGAAGTATGGATTAGGTAAAGAGAGAGTACATATCTTTGGAAGTGTTGATTTTGATGACTGCGAGGATAAAGAAGAGCTTTTAGAACTTACTAAGGTGAAGTTAAAAGAGTTATCTAAGCCTAAGATAACCTATGAGCTCAATGTAGAAGATATATCTAGGTATGAGGGATATATAGGAGAAGGTGTAGACCTGGGAGATATAGTCCTAGTCAAAGATAAGATGATAGATACTCTGGTGCAAACTAGGGTGATCGCTATTAATGATAACCCTTTGGAAGAAATAAATGATAGTGAGATAGTACTTGGCAACTTTATTAAAGATTTATCTGATAATATGGTGGCCTATGACAAACTCAAATCGGTTTTTGAAAATGATAGAAATAGGTTTAATAATGAACTAGAAAAGTTGGCAAAGGGTGTAAAGTCATCATATATACAAGGAGTATTAGAGAGATTTAATAAAGAACTAAATGAAACTGGTGGTTGGGTCTATGCTGAAGAGGGTGAAGGACTCCTCATACTCAATGCTCCTCGTGAAGGCAATCCTACCCAAGCTATCAACCTAAAGGGTGGAATGATTGCTATAGCTAATCATAAAAATGCAGACGGGTCTTTTGCTTATGAAACATTTGGTGATGGAGATGGTTTTACTGCTAACTTAATAAGGGCTGGAGTCCTAAGAGGCGGAAAGGTATTTTTTAACCTGGAAGATGGCACTTTTCTTATAGGCGAGTCTAGAACAAACTACTCTATGTACTGGGATGGAACTACCCTACATCTTAGGGGTGTTGATATAGATCTATCTAATAATTATCAGATAAAGAACATAAATAAAGAGCTTAACGAAACTAATAAAAAAATAGATGTAGTTAGTCAAGACTTTAAGCTAGGTCAAGGCAAGCTAGAGTCTTCTATAAATGCTAAAATAGAGGGAGTAGCAGACATTGCTCAGACTAATAAAGATGACTTAGAAACATATAAACAAGAAAATGCTAAGGTAATTGGATCTGTAAAATCAGAAATAAAACAAACTGAAAGTTCTATACAAAGCAGTGTAGCCAGTCAGATAAAAACTGTAAATAATAAGATAGATAGTAAGGATGCGGATGTAAGGAATTATGTAAGTAATAATTATTCTACGAAGACTCAAACATCAAGTCTTATCGATAGCAAAGTTTCATCTATCAATAGTGATGTGTCTGGATTGAGATCTAGAATGTCTAGTGCTGAGAGTAGTATAAGGCAAACGTCTAGTGAGATATCTACTAAGGTAGATAAGGATGGAGTTATATCTTCTATAAATCAATCATCTGAGTCTATTAAGATAAATGCTAGCAAAATAGACTTGCAAGGGGATGTTAACTTAACTGGAAGATTTAAAACCTATAATGGTACAAAAAGAGCTTTGGATATGAATGGATCTTCTATATCAATGTATGATCCTAATAACCAAAATCAATTTATGGGACGAATTTCTGCATCAAGCACTCTAACAGTTGAGGATAATTTCGCTTATAATAGGCCGGTAGTAGAAATAGCTCATGATGATTCTGGCTTAATTATAATAAACAAAGGTCAAAACCTTAATAACGAACGAGAACATTATATAGTTTTAGACAAAAATGAACATATAGCTTCTCACGAGAACTATCCTATAGTCATGTATCAAAACACTATGGTAAGGGGAAGCTTAACGGTGGGAGATTCATATGATTCTAATAGACAAAATGCTACAGGACGAGGAACTATAGAAATTGGTTCGTGGAAATTGAAAGCTTATTATAACACTATGACTTTATATTATGAAGACCAATTAGTACATGAATGGATCAAATAGTAAGGAGAGCGATCTAATGATAGACAATAGTGATATTATAGAAATTTACAGTAACTACTTAGCTCAAGCAAATTATGATAAAATTGTTTTGGAGTTACAACTTAGAGAGCTACAACTGGAAAATGAAAAATTAAAAAAAGAAAATGAACAAACAGATATTAAGAATGTAGAAGATGAATAATTGTATTGAGTAAGAAGACAAAGATATGTACGAATCAAATAGGAAGTATATAAACAAAAATAAAGTGAGGTGATAAATTGACAGTATCCAAAGTCATAGCTGATTATGGTGTAGCTATTGGTATCACTATAATTGCTGTAGGTCTTGTATCTTCTTTTTTTTATAAGTATATACAAAGGCTAGACAAAAAGTTTGATGATGACAGGGAAGAAAAAAGGTACGAGAGAGATCAAAAGGCTAAACATGATGAACTAGTTCTAGAAGCTGAAAAAGACAAGCTAGAGGCGGAGCAAGCTACTAGAAAAGCATACTTGAGTATGACTGAAGAGCTTAAAAATACCACACAAGCTCAATCTAAGATACTAGAGAGTCAGTCGGTGCAACTACAAAGTTATAGTGATAGTATAGACGGCAATACTAAGGCTATAGAAGAGCATAACAGGCTTTTTGAAGAACATATACAAAGGACAGGAGATAGGTTTGACTGTGTAGATAGACAGTTAGTGAGTATAGCTGGAATGCTTGATGAGATAAGGGAAAATACCAAGGATCTAGCTACAAAAGCAGACTTAGAAAAAGTGAAGAAGGGACTTGATGAGTATATCAGGTCTAAACAGTAATATGAATTGAAAATTTTGTAAGTTATGATATAATTTTAGTAAGAGAAGCAACCTCTTAGCCAGTCAAAAAAGCCCTTGACTCAAGTTCAAGGATATAGGTAGGATACGATTCTCTATTGGAATCAAAAAAGACAGTAGCCGTTAACTACTGTCTTTTCTTTTGCTTACTTTTTATGCTTATCGGCTATATAAATAGCTAAAATAGCAACTAGTAAGGGAAAAAATAAATTTTCCAATAGGTAGAATATTATCTCCATATAGAATCACCTCCTTTCGGAGACTATTTAATTATATCATAAATAACTATAGGATTAGCACAGGCTAGTCCTTTTTCTATGCAAAAGAAAGGATAAATTATGGGGGTACAAGAAGCTTTAGATTGGATGGATAGACATCATAGGCACAAAGGAAATTATCCTTACAGTATGCGCCAAAGATATGGCAATCCTGGCTTTGATTGCTCATCAGCTGTTTACTATGCACTAAAAGCAGGTGGAGCAATACCACAGGATATGCCTATAGGTAACACAGAGACCCTTTTTAAGCTTAAAGGTAAGTATTTAGATGAGATATACGACTACAATGATGTAAGAGCAGGAGATATCTTTATAAGAGGAGGAGAGGGCACAAGTGCTGGAGCTGGTGGACACACAGGCATGTTTTATAAAAAAGATGGTATTGTCCACTCTAACTATAGTAATAATGGCATTAGCTATAATGACAATGGTTCATATATAGGATATTTTTTAGATAGAAAGAGATCTTGGAATGAGAGATACTTTAGACCTAGATACGGCGGTTCTAGTGGTTTAGACATAGCACCAGCAAAAGCACCAGCACCACAAAAAGAATCAGGCAAAAAGTTAATTAAATATGAAAAGTGGCATTGTATAACTCAAACAGCTTGTCATGTAAGAGCTGACGCTAGTACTAACTCAGCTATAGTAGCAACCTATCCTATGGGAGCAAGTATTAACTACGATAGCGTATACGAGGCAGACGGTTATAGATGGATATCCTATA